AAACCTCTTACTTCTGCTTGCATGGATAGCTTCTTTTTTGACAAGTACCTAAACACTTTATCTTCGGGAACCTTTGTGTTCCCAATTTCCTTTACAACTGCAGAACTAATGACAGGCCCGTACTTCTCTTCAGGAAGGTCAATGAAAAAACTGATATTCATTGAACCAATCATCTTTGCATTTTGATCACCACTGGCATATGTTCCGACTCCTAAATATCCATAAATATATTTTCCGTCCGTCGAATATTTCAGCATTTCTTCAGTTGGTTTAAAGGTGTATTCAGTGTCGATATCGTTTGTGTTCAACCATTTATACCCGCTATCACCAATCACCCATACGAGCGAGTGACGATATGCAGCAACCTTTTTATCCAACACTAATGTGATCGTATCCGTTCCATCCATCTTGACACGGTTCTTTCCGTTTTTCCAAGAAGGAACACTCGCTCGAGGAATATTAGGAAGTTCAATAGAGCCATCTATGTATGCATCTGCAGAAGAAAAGTAAAAACTTAAATTAGCATTAATACTTGTTGAGTAGTTGCCACCATTGTCATGATAAGCCCAAAATCCACCACTTATCAGTGTTCCGCTTCCACTCAGCGTTCCCCCACCTGTAACTGTATCGCATCCAGTAGCACTAAATGTCCAAGAACCAGAGTAGATATAACCAGAATTCATGGTGTAACTAACTTGGATTTCTACATAGTCCCTATTTAATTCGATACTACGATATTGCGGATTAATACGTGCTAATAATTGATAAGTTACGTTTGCTGCGCCAGGTGTTCGTGTAGCTTCAGAAACAACTTTCCAGTTTTCGTTTAATAACACCATTAATCAACATCTCCAATCCAGTACATGTACGTACTATCAACTTGTCCGGTTTTAATATTCCCATTTGCAAATTCTGTGATTTCAATCTCATCCAGCTTTGCTTCTAATCGATGAGAACCAACGCTCAAAAATTCTCTAACTGCCAAATATGCAAGAATGTTGTTCAACTTGTCGAACTGCGCAAGCACCTTTCCGTTAGTGTCTACTACCTTTACACCACGTCCATTAATGCTTGTTTGTGTTTCTTCTCCTTCGCCACCAACATGCAGACCATTTTCGTCTAACATCGCACGCATGAAAGCCTTATACCCTTCGTATTCTTGGCGTGTAACACTAAGAACAATGTTATCCGTGTTCTGCTCGATACGTGATGCCAATTCACGCATACGTCCATCAGTTGCTGTATGACGGTCTGCTAATTCCGTTAATGTTTCAGTCAATACTTTATTGCCAACATTAACAGTATTGGCATTGATTGTACCTGCAGTGATCATTGCTCCATTGATATGACCATCAGCAGTAATAGCAGTTGTATATGGTCCTGCATATCCGTTAGAGCTAAAGCCAAGCCCACCTTGAGACCAACGCCATACGTTTCTTGCTTGCTGATAGTCTGCGTTATCAGAGATAACCAACTCTGACCAATTACCGTTTGCATCAGTTATCTTTGTCACATACCCACTGAATCCACTAATGTTAGCAGTAGCATGTTCTACTGCATTCTCTACTGCCGACTTGATCATAGGTTGGACAGTTGCCTTTGTTGATTCTTTAATTGTTTCAGCAAAGTTACTTCTAGCCTCTCCTAGTGTAACTTTATCGTACCTATCAGTAAGTACGTTGTATTCAGTCTTAATTACCTTAGCAGTAGCATCAACACCTAGTTTCTCAAATACAACATGAACGGTATCACATAGACTTACTCTTTCGAGCGAGACTATGTTTTTATATTCCTCTGTTTGCCACAACTGGATAAACGATACATCTATAGACACCTTCGGAATACCTAAGTTATTACTACGAATATACTGCATTGTTTTGTTGTTTAGCTGCTCTTTCGTCGGCTTATTCTCAAAGTCGGATGAGCAATCAAGAACAAATACACGCTCTTTCGGATAGTCTGCATGATTTGGTAAGTATTGTATTTCACCTATTACAACTTCTTCCTTATCGTTCTCTTCCTTAGTCCAGTATGCGATTGTAGCAGTATATACAGACTCGATGGATTCATCTTGCTTTAAATCGGTTAGATTCTTTCCATATCGGATTGTTACACCGTTATCATATCCTCTATTCTGATGGACCTTAACAGTAAATCTATCAAATTCTAACTCTGCGCCATTGCCGAAAGAGTCCAATATTGATCCCTGTGTACCAGCAAGTCTACTTCTGAATGATGCAGGTAGTTTTTGCTCATACTTACCACTACCCGCAATGTCGGTCCATGTATTAAATGGATTAGCAATCATTGAGTTTTCCACCAGTCCTCGCAATGCAGATGCACAGTCACTCGCCTTAAACGGTCTCACTGGGATTCCTGATAAGTCATAGCTAATATGCTCAGCATAAACAGATACTACACCGCCTATAGGTCGTGTTATCTTGTAGATTCTAAATGGTTGTGCTTGCTTTCCATCACTTGGTATTGCAAGCACGATATTATTGTTTTTAATTTCCTCATAGTGAATGCCACCGAGTGGATATTCCATTTCCAACTCGTATGATCCATTGCGTTCTTCGATAACAATACAAGAAATGGCATCAGCAAGTGTGCCAATGCCATTGTGATTGAATTGTTTTTCTGTTGATTCATATAAGATTGGTTTCATATCGTATACCACCGTGGTTTGATTTCAACTTTAGTAATACCAGTGCCTAATGTAATGCCTGTTGCTATATTAGCAATCAGTAGAGGCTCTTTCACCAACTCAATATTGCTATTTCTATTATTGGCGTCCTCAAATGCATTAAGTGTATCGCAATCAAACTCGATATATTGTGTTCCTGCTTTTTTAACTTTGATTGTACTTGTTCCAATTTTGACTTCACCAGTTCCATAAATTTTTAGTATAGGTTTAGCATCATAACTTGTAGGATTTTTGATAGTTCCAGATGCGGTTAGAGTTATTGTAGCTTCTCCACTTTTAAGAAATTTCTGGGGCATACAGTCAAATTTAATACTGAATGTTGCACCCTGTTTATCTTTATCCCCAACCTCGAATGAGCCGTTATAACGCGCCATTCTGTAGTATGTCGGGTTAATTGTATCCTCTAATCTTTGATAGCCGCTAAATGCATTTAAATACGCTCTCAACTCATCTAATTTTAACTTCATTTCTTTAGTCATATAGCATTGATAAGTTAATTGAAAGTTATTAAATGTATTGCTATTAAGAGGTGTTAATGTCCCACTTCTTCCTGGTACTTGAATATCATTTAAGATACGTGGAGCAGAGTTCCATCCATTACTATCTGATACAAACGTAAAAAAGGAAGATGATTCCCTTCCTGCATACCTAAATGTATTAGCCATTGAAAACCATCTCCCTTCTCTTCTGCATATTTGTCAGTTGTTCTTCTACAGTCTCCGCTAATCTCTTAGCATCACCATTGTAACCATTGATATTAATTGTAACATCACCCATGTGAACACTACCTTTACTATCTCCCTTATCTGAAATTAGCCCTCGCAAATAATTTTCTGACATGATAATTTCCCTAGCCGTTTCGCCACCACCTAGCAATGTATTGCCTCTAGCACCGAAGATAGTAGCACCATCTAAGATACGTGGGTTTCTGGTTGCTCTATCATACCAGTCCACGCTTAAATGAGGGACTTTCGGAGGTAATAGTGAGAACTCCCCAACTAGACTAAAGTGAGGTAATGATATATGAGGTAAACTCCAATTAAAATTAAAGATACCCTTCAACCAGTCTACAATTGGAGAAACAAATGATTTAATACCATTAAAAACACTGCTAAACGTATCTTTTATTGCATTTAAAGGTCCTTTTACTGCATCCAATAACCATTTAATAGCATCACCAATAGCAGTAAGCACTGGCTTTAAAATGTTATTCCAGTATCCACTGATTAAAGAGAATACGGCTGAAACAACTTCGCCAAACGCATTAAAAATAGTTTGAAGAATTGGCCACAATGTGTTTTGTACAAAATCACCTATTGCTTGTAAAGTTGGTTGTAATGTGTTAGTCCAAAAACTAACAATAGCATCTATCACACCACCAACTACTTCTTGAATGTTTTTCCATGCTTCATTAACAAAGTTTCTAAAATCTTCGTTATTTTGATAGAGCATCACTAGCGCAGCTATTACAGCACCAATCACCGCAACAATAGGATGAGCCATTAGAAAGCCTAAACCTTCTGAGAGCTTACCAATTGAGCCTGTTATTCCTGAAATGATGGATACTGCAGGGCCTAATACAGCAAGAATGCCAGCAGCTGCAATTATTGCCTGTTGCATACCAGGGTCTAAATTTGACCAGCCATCCGCTAAATCTTTAATAGCAGGAATGATAGTATCAACAGCGGTTTGGATTGAAGGCATAACCGCTTCTGCCACTTCATAGCCTAATTGCATCAAGTTATTCAGCACCGTCTGCCATTGGTCTGCTGGATCTAATGTTGCATCAAATGTGTCACTTACAGAGCCTAATGCATCTTCTAGCGATGCGCTAGAATCCACAAACATATCAGCCGATAGCGTACCATTCTGGAAAGCCGCATACAACTGAGGACCAGCCTTTGCACCAAATACAGAGATAGCACCCTGTGATGATGATAAAGCATTTCTAAATGCCTCTTGCATGCTAATGCCTTCACTCATTGCGTTTGCTTGCACCTTTTTTAAGCCCTGCATAGCAGTTGAAACATCTACACCAGACTTTTCTAAGTTGCCCAGTAATGAAGCTGCGCTTGCTGCGTTTAAACCCATACCCTGTAATGCAGTAGCATTAGTTATAAGTCCAGACTCTAATGCATCCATGCTTACGCCTGTATCTTGTCCTACTTTATTCAATGTATCTAAAAATGCGCCTGTATCTTCTGCTGATAGTCCGAATGCTGAAATTGCTTTCTGTACTTGATCTATAGACTGATTAACATCAACGCCGTTTATTTTTGCAAATTTTAAAAATTTTGTAGAGATATCCTCTAATTGCTCACCTGTGACACCAAATCGCGTATTAACTTCACCGATAGCAGTTCCAGCATCTTGGAATGTTACGGGTAATGATGTAGCAATGTTTTTAACGGAATCCTGCATTGATTGCAACGCTTCGCCTGTAGCACCAGTTTTTAAAATAACAGTATCCATACCATCATCAACTTGTTTCCAAGCTGCTAATGATGCGGTTGCAAGTCCAGCAATAGGTACTGTTAAACTCTTAGTCATTGCATCGCCAACTGGCTTAAGAGCGTTACTGAATGAACTTAAAAAGGATTGTCCGGATTTCTTCCCCGATTCATCCCCTGCTTTTGTTGTTTCTTTTTCTAGAGTCTCAGAGATTTTATTCCCTATACCCTCCGTGGTTGGAATTAGTCGCACATAGGCGCTCGCCAATTCAATTCCATCAGCCATTATGCACCTCCGTATCTAGACTTATTGAAGTCATCTACTGACATATATGTTTTACAAGTATCATTTTTCTGGCCCTTACCTTCTTTTCCAAGCACTAAATCAACCAGTCTAGTAGGCATTTCTTTTTTGCTATTTCCTACTAGCATATACTCAATTTCTGATAGACGATCATGTATGCTAGGAAGCAATAAATACTCAGGGATTTCTTGGATACCCTGCATCTTTTTATATACTCTTGATTTCGCCCCTAAACCGAAAACCAGTACCGCCACTTTTGATGGTGGAAGGTCTTTATAGTTAAAAAGGTGATAAGTCTCTGCTAGGTCGCAGGTCAACTCATCACCATATTTGTTAACAATTTCGGCAAGGGCTATTAGTTTTTTGTGTTGATTGAGGACATAAAACTGGATAGCTCTTCACTCATCTTTGTAGCATGCACTATGCCATCATCTGATAGTGAGCGTACATGCTCTTTGAAAGCATTATACCCATCATCACCAAGAAGAATCTTCACTGCTGAAATAAGAGCTGCGGTCTTGCCTTTATCAGCTTCTCCCCATAACTCTAAAAGTTCCCAGTTATCCAATGCACTTTCTTTAATTTCAATCTCAAAACCTGTTTTTGTCTTGCCTTTCATTTTTTATCTCCTACGCAGCTGGTGCTTGATAATAATCGTACGATGTGTTTCCATTAGCGTCTAACATAGCGCTAAGTGTTACATCATATCCGATTGCAGTATCTTTCTTGTATGCTAAGTCTCCAAGTTCTGTAATCTTTGCATTTGGCACAACGATACGAGATAGTGTTCCATCTAGCATGACAGTATCAATTACCCATGCATTAGCAACTGGCTCTAATGCGTTATGTTTAACTGTCATTGATGCTGTTGTTGTTCCATCTAATTTACCTGTAACATTAGCATCACCATAGACTGCTTTTTGCACCAAGTCACTTAGCGTCTCAATCATTCTAAACTTAAAAGATTCGCTATATTCTATTTGCACGGTTGCTACTACACCACCGCCCCATTCTTTGATATTGTTTGAATTTCTTGATTGTGATCGTGTTACACCATCCTCAGAAATGTAGCCTACACCTTTAAATGCTGTATTTAACGCTGTCTTCGCATCTGTAGGTAGTACAGTTCCAAGAGGTGCATAGTAAATAGCACCTGTTACCTTAGGGCTACTTGTTGATACATTTTTGGCTTTATTTGTATTTGCTTCTGCCATATTATTCCTCCATGAATTGTCTTGTTACAACAGAAAAAACCGCTTGATAGCGGTACTCTTTTGTTGCGATATTTGTAAAATTGTAATCATTAATAAGGCGTATAGATGACAGTCCTTTAACATCTGCGTAGACCATTATCTTTTTAATTTTCTCATTTAATTGAGCCGCCTTCAATAACAATGGTGCGTGTGATTTGATTGCAATAGTTGATGTTGTAACCCAGTCTTTACTGGATGTTCCTGTTTTCTCAACGATCACATACTCTTCAGGAGCGTCTTTAGGTCGCTCCATGTAAGATTTAATACCTTTGCTATTTAGCAATTTAATAATTTCTGATTCGACCATATCTACCCCTGTGTGCTTTTTAAAAGCGTGTTGTTTTCTAGGTTATCCTCTTTTGCCTTATCACTAGTGGCTTTGACAAGAGCTGTAACACGTCCATCTTTTGATGAATGCATTACTTTATATTCGTAGCCTTCACCCGCTCTTGCTACCTGCCTACGTGCCAGTTCTTCGATATAGCCCTGTACAGCAGGACAACGAAGTAGCTCACCTACGCCTTCTCTATTGATTTCTAGACGTTCTAAAACACCTTTACTCATAGCGTTCTACGTAGTATTTATCGTTCCAACGTAATGGAATCATTTTATCAATACCATTTTGAGGTAGTGAGAACACGTGCCAGCGATATTCATAAAACTCTACAATTGCATCAGTCCATACATGCGTATCACCCTTAGGAATGCCAAGTTGGTACTGTGCCTTTTTGCCATATAGATTAGTAACATCTAAATTTTCTTGTGAACCTACTGGAGCAACAAGAACATCATCAACTTCTATCGGCTCTCCATCCGTGTAGATGGGTGCATTGAAAGCATCTGTCCCTGTCTGAACTTGTGGAATGATTTTAACAGTAATTCCCTTAATGGATGCCATATAGGTCCACCATTCCAAAGCGCTGGCGTGTTAACCCTAACCGCTTTAGGTCTTTCTTAAGGATAGACATTCCACCACCTGTATTAACGTACGTTCCCGACCAAGAATAACCAAGTGCGGATTGTGATTCTTGCGAAAGAGTACTTGCATTATCGGATGATAACTGGTCTAAATATCGAGAGATAACATCTACAACTACAGACTTCACTACGTTTGGCAGTATTTCACCCTTAGCAATCATTTCATCCAGGTCTTTTCCAACCCTCTTAGCCTCTTGTCGTAGCGAATCTGATACAACCGGAAGTAACGCTTCTACTTGCTCCTGTTCTGCATGTGATAGAGGTTTCCAAAGGCTATTTACATCATTTACGTTTGCTAGGTTTGCCATCCTTTACCACCTTCTTTTCTTTAGTGCTTACAGGAGACGGCTCTTCAACCGCCTCCCATACGTCACTAATTAAAACAGATGAAACATCAATCACACGACCGTTTTTAATGTTTCTATACTGCATGATTAAGCCTTAGCAATCTTCTTGAAGGATGCAGTATCTAAGATGCCCCAACCGATGTATGCTTCAGCACGTAATACAATCTGATTTGTACGCTTTAGGTCGCCCTGTCCATCTGGATCACCATACTCGATGATTTCGCATGGTACATTCTCGGTATATCCCCACTTAAATGCGTTTTGGAAGTCACCTACAATAGCCAAGTCCTTAGATGTACCGAAGGATACTGTATTGTTTACATCGGATGCCATTCCATAGAATGCTTCTGGATTCTGGCCAAAACGGAACTCAGGATACTGCACTACGCCATTAACCTTAATCTTGGATAATGCCGCGCTGAAGGCTGGAGCCATTGCGATACCTGTTACAACGCCATCCTCACCTGTGATAGCCTGTACAGCAGTATCAATATCTTCATCTTCCTTACCTGCAGTTGTTGTAACTGTAGCAATTGTAGCCATATCAAAGTTCTTAGCAGCTAAGCCAGATACAGCAGTCTTTGTAGAAGGATTAACACCGTGGAATGCACTGATGTCTAATGCACGTGCAATCTTGGCTGCAAAACCATCCGCGAATGCCTGTAAATAAGGGAGTTGCTGTTCTTCTGACATATTGACAAATTCATCTGTTAAGCGATGTTGATAAACAAACTTAACAGGAGTGATTGTTACAGGCTTGAAACTAGCATCACCAGCAGGCTTATTTTCTCCTTCACCCACGATAGATGCTTCCCCATCCATTGCGAATACCATCTGTGTATTGCCTGCAAACGGAATAGGTGTTTGATTTGATAACTTAGCAAGAGATGAATGTCCCTTAGCTTTTGAAAACACTTCTGATACTAATTCTGCTGGAAATAAGTTAGTTGTTTTTGTAATTGTTGCCATAATTTTCTATTCTCCTCTTAGCGATTTCGCTAGTGCGCTGATTGCGCCATTCTTACCACTTGGTTTACTTTCTTGATCAGCAAGTGGTGCCACTGGTTTGTTTTTACCAATTAATGCCACAAGTGCCTCAGCATCTTTTCTGATTTCCTCTTCGGCATCGCCTGAAAGTCTGCTTGCCATTTCATAAGGGAGTCCTGTTTCATAAGCAATTCTCGTTTTTACCGAGGCGGTCTCGTAGTGCTTTAAACGTGTATCCCTTTCAGCAATTTGCTTATCATAGTCTGCATACTTTTTAGCGTTTGTTTCTGCATCTTTTGAAAGTGTTGAAATTTGCGTATCGTAGTCTTTTCTGATTTGTTCTAAATCTGTAGGGCTTGTATATCCCTCATACTTTTTTGCTACTGATGTACGCTCTCTTTCTAAGCGGTCTTTCATAATAGCTTCAAACTGTTCTTGTGTTGTGATTGGTGTAAATTCTGCCATTTCTATTGGTCTCCTTTGCCCTCTTCAATCCGTGAGGTATACGTAAGTGATGCTATCTAAAAAAGCGACTTACAATAGTCGCCTTAATAGAATACTTTTTGTTTTCTGCGTTCCTTTGTTTTCTTACATGACCAGAACGCAAAAATCATTGACTCCATCAGAGATACATCCACTGTATCCTTAATGGACTTAAAACCAAAACCACCGTTGCTTCCAATCGCACGGCGTTGCACATTTGAAACTGATTGAGTTAATGATGGTTGTCCTTTATGACATATCATCTTCTGATCTAAGCACTGTTGGAAAAGTGCGTTAGCTTCAATGACTTCTGATACTTTAGGAAAGATTGGCTCCTTCTTAATTCCAGCCTCTTTCATTGCATCTGCAAGTAGTTGCTGACCACTTGCTCCGTCTATTACTACATTTTGTAGTTCTGCCTGCTTTAAAAAGCGAGCCAACCATCCTAAGCCATTCCGTTGCGGTTGACAATCTATACTTTCAACAAAGATTAAATCATTTGTCGTTTTAACCGCAACACTCAATGCCACATTCTTGCCATCTGCACCAAAACGAATGCCAGCATATAACTTACCTTTGAACTTAGGCAACTTATCCACCTGTAATTCCTTCCATTGTGATTCGCTGATGTCTGATTTCAGATTTAACTTAGTCCAGTATCCTAAACGCTGAATGTTGAAATCCAATTCATCTTCACCAATTTCATCACGTATTTTACGTTCAGTTAAAATTGTACCCAGTGATGGATTTGTCTCATACCATGCCTCTACATCATTTACGTCTGTCATGCTTTCGACTGACCATTCAGCCCAGCCTGTATTGCTGGTCTTACCTGCCAATGTATTTTCTCTCATGTGAGTGAATACTGTACCAGAGGATACCATTGTAGGTGGTGTTCCGCAGAATATTGTCTGTGGATTTGGTGATGAAGAGACAACGTACTTCAATGTAGTTTCTTGATCGTTCTGATATTCCTGAGCTTCATCAATAATCAGCAAATCATATCCTTCACCAAGTCCACCCTTAGATGTTCTTGTTCTGAATGATGCAAGTCCACCACCTTCTATCATCTCAATTTTTTCCAGTCCATATTGGCGTGTAACAATGAAGTCTTCTTTTTCTTTATATCCTGCCTTCGCTAGAATGTCGTACAAACGGCTAAATGCAGAACTTGATGTAGGTGTTCTGTGCGCTGTATGAAGGATATGCTCACCTTTTAATAGACCGTAAATCTCCCTAATGGTAACAACTTCATTCTTACCATTTCTTCGAGGTACTGCGTATCCAAACTTTGAATGCACCCACAGTTCTTCATCATCATAGGAAAGTAAATCGTAGATCAATAACTTCTGCCAGTCCTGTGCTTTTCGTTTTGATTTCTCATATAGTTTGATTGCTTCTTCTCCATACGTCTTGTCGTATGGCAATATAACGGATTGAGTTGGTGTTTGGCGACCTAATCTCTTAGTGTCTGCCATAACTCCTCCTATCCGTTCTTGTTTCTTGGCGGTCCAGTTGCCTGTAATTTACTCATTAAACCTCCGTAAAATAAAAACACCGCAATTATGCGATGTCTTATTCCATACCTGCTAATCTATATTGCTCATTTACCCATTCTTTGAACTTTTTTGCGGCCTCAACAGCTTCAATAGGAGCATCATCTTTCAACTTTGCGCCTATCATATATGGTCCGTATATTTTTTTTAATTCCTTTATCTCATTAGGATATATCAAAATCATAAAATCACCTTTTCAAAATCTTTAATATATTGTATTCTGTTTCGACTTCGTCATACTTTCCAGCAAAATACATATCTTCAGCATAATCACTGATTTCACCTACATTTTCATCTGTAATCCCTAATGTGTCAAGTTTTTTCTTACATTCTGCGCGCAAATCATTAAGATAATCACGAAAACTTTCTGACGTGATTTTATCGTGCTTTTTTTCGTACTCTTGTGCTTGCTTGCAATGGTACATTTCATGAAACGGTGTCGAGTATGGGTCTTTCTCGGCAGCGTGGCCTTCTTGCAATAGAACTATTTTCTTTTTATCACCAACAATAGGCGTATAGGAAATTAAATTATTTGCCGCATCATACCGTGCAATAGCATGGTTAATTTCTGCTGAATCCGCGATTAGAATAGTAGGTTTATTATTTACATCAATATCAAGCTTCTTTATAGCAGATTCTGTAGCTTTATTGATATTATGCAGGGCTTTCGGTTTAATCATCGTTTTATCAGAAATGTATACATTCTCATATCCATCTACTTTTTTTGCATTAATCTCTGTCCTGCTTAACGTATTGAAGACAGCCTCAGTCCCACGGACTACAGGTTTATAGTTTTGTACATACGATTCATTTGACCGTATCCGTTTTTCTCTTTCATTATCTTCACGTAAGTTTATCCACCGATTAGTTTCCCAATCTCCTTTACCCTGGATAACTACACCTCTTTTTGTTGTGTAGGTTATAATGCAGCCACATCCAGGATGACGTTCAAACATCCCCATATCATACGCTTCATCATATGGAACATCTGTTCCGCATCGTTCTAGACACCAGTGACAGACGTCACCGCCGCCTTTATCAGTAGTATGTACGCCAACATCGTCATATTCCCGAGAAACTAAAACGTTAATGCCAGATTCATCCATGAATTTAGCACTTCTTCTACCTATTTCATCTACATAGTTTTGAGAAGCTGAAATAAAAGTATTTTCCATAACATTGAGTGCTGCATCTACATCATCGTAGTTTTCAAGCTTCGCAGAAATATCTTCTGCGTATGTATTATCATATGAAACTGTAGCAGGTTTTAAATTGACCTTTGCAGCTTCGTAAATTACATTTTGTGCCTGCGACGCTACAGCCATGACATCTTGATAGTTTGCTTCTAAAATCGGATTTAGAATCTCTTGCGTAATAGTTAAATCACCATTACTGACTTGTGATATTGCTTTTTTTGCTAACTGTCCCGAGCGTTCACTATATTTTTGAGCAGCTTCATAACTTGCTTTGCCGCTCTCAATCGATTTTTTAAGACGTATAAGTTCAGTATCGTTCTCAATCAACCGTAAATATACTGCCGTTGCTTTCTGAACAATATCGTTCATTAGAAGTTATCCCCATCTATGCCAAGAATATCTCTCATACTATCGTTGCCAATATATCCAGGCACTGCTTGATTAACTTTTAGTGCAGCATCACCAAGTGCAGCGATACCAGATGCATCAGGCGCATAGATTGGTTCCCACAATGGTTTTGTTTCATACACTTGATTTCTTGCGTATGGATACTTATCACGAACACACGCCGCTAAATATCCAGCATTAAGAAAACCAGTCCCTAATGATCGCTGTGCCTTTTCTGCAATAGATTTCAGATTTTCATGTGATGCTCTAATCGCTTCATAACTTGTAGGGTTAGAAGATGCAATACCTAAATCATCAAGTGTTAAACCTGTCTCAACGGTAAATAAAGCCGCATACTCTTTAATTTCTTCAACGTATGGAGTTAATTGTGCTTGCGAGAACTGGCCTAATGTAGGATTGCTACCCTCTTCACTTCTATTGATTTGTAAGAAGTCTGTGAGTGATGCTTTTCCTGTTTCGTTAATCGGTTCGGCATCTGGATCCATACCAATTAAGTATTTCTGCGGGAATGAATTAACCTCAGAACATATAGCCATATTCATTAACACATCTTTAGCGTTGTTCTGATGGCTTATACAAGCTCGACTAATACGTGAATGTCCGAATGGTCTTTTGGCATCTGGACGGTTGATAATCGGCACTAAAAGAGGATACGGAGCAACATTGTCTACAGAGTATGGTTGTAATCCCTTTTCATAAATGACTGTCTTTCCCGAAATAAACCATGCTTCTATTAGTGGATTGTCGTTTTCATCACGCTTCAGCACTGCGTATCCTTCGACAAGCATCCCAGTAATTGGGTCCATGATTCCTGTTGCATTTCCGCCATCAACAACTTGCAATCTTGGAAACCCTGTTTCGTCTTCTGAAATGTAGATGAAGTTACATGACGTAATCAATGCTCCAAGAATTGCAGAATCAAAGAGGATGTCGCTATTATTCATTGCATAGATTTGTTCCATGTTGAAGTTATCGTTCTTGAAACCTCTGAATCTCAATCTATCAGCTAGTGCATCAACAGCTTTAGTACACCACCCCAAAGTGAAGTTAAATTTGTTCTGCAGTGCAGTAGGAACCATTACGTTACGTGGCTTATGATTGTCTTTCATTTCGTAGTACTTATATCGTGTTTCGACTCTGGTTCTCTTAGTAGCTAGTTTGTTTCTTAAGTATCCTATTCCTTTGTAATTTGTCATCATGTATCCTCCATAAAAAAAGTGGCTATTTTACTAGTCACTTGTGAAAAAAATGGTATTTCAGCGAGAAATATTCGCAGTAACGGGCGTGTGTTGCGAAAAGCATGGTGGTAGGGGGTACTCCCCCCCTATGCTTTGTACGTTTTCCAGTCCATTGACTGCGGTAAAACCCTGTTATCTATGCTCTTATCCGCTATGTATTTTTTGTTAATAACTTTGTCTGACTTGCCACGATTGCACGATAGATGTGCTAGTTGTAGGTTTTGTAAATCTGATGGATGCCCACCTTTTGATATTGGAATAATATGGTCGACCGTCGGACTCATCGGATCAGGAAACTTCAGCGAGAAGTCTACAGGCTTTCCACATATAGCACATATTGTCTGTGTTGCGTATATAGTCTTTTTGTTCTTATCAAACGCAGCTCTGAATGTTCCATCTTTGTCTGGCCTGTTTCTTGCGTATTTACCCTGTCCCATTTTTTATTCCTTTCTCTTGTCTTATGTACATTGGAAACTATCAGTGTATGAGGTTATATGAGTACTTGGAAAATAAGCAAAAGGAGGATTTTAGAGAAAAGCACTGATAGTCTCGAATCTACATAAGAAAAAACCACAAGCATTTCTGCCTATGATTTTCGCCTACGCCCATTATACTGCGTTTTTTCAATAGACATGTCTATTTTTTTAGCTTTGCCAAAATCTTTTCGATTTGATAATAGATTGTATCTTTGTTGCTACACAATTCAATTGCCAACTCTCTAAGCGTTTTTTTATTTCTATATCGTTTTTCTATCAATCCAATCTCTTCATCATTTAGTAGATTTAACTTTACTTGTACCCTACTGATTAAGTATATCAAGTCCTGCTTTTCTCTCATCAAATCATCTTGCTCTTGGAATAGGTCTAACATATTGAGGTTGCTATATATTTTAGTTCCCTTTTGGTACTTTGCCTCATCTTCACTCATTATACGAGGGCTACCAATGGAAGTGAGTTGTGCATCTATTTCGGCAATACGATAGCTAACTTCTTCTAGTTTTCTTTTGTACATATAGTGATTTCTTAATTCTCTATCAATAATTTGTATATCTTCTCTATACTGTTCATCTGTCATTTATATTGCCTCCTCCATTCAATCTTCCTGCAATACTTCTATTCACCCAATTCAAGCGATCTTCGAGTATAAATAGCTGATAAGTATTGACCTGTGCATATTCATTTCTTTTATGCAACTCCTTAACTCTTGCGATTTCTTTTTCTAAATCATTTCTTTTTCTAAATAGTAATGCTAGTTCAATTTGCTTTTTATCTATCGTCATCTTCTACACCTGCAACACGAACCGCCACCATCATAAAGACTCCGAAGAACATGCCACATCCAAATGCAAGAATTGCAATCATAAATTATCATCCTCCGGCATACTATAAACTTCTGCATTGGTCCAGAAGTTATCTTCAATAAGATCTAACATAACTTGCTGTGCTTTTTCTTTTTTTAAATAACTTCCAAGAAGACAGTCATTTTCATTAATAATCGCTCTTACTTGAAACGTTTGACCATCTTCCGAAGTTCTTTCTTGTATATATAGTTTTTCTAGTTCTGGTCTGTAGTAAATTATTTCTCTATTCTGTGTTTGAATTGAATACATTTTTATCTCCTTTTTCTATTAGTATGTGAGTGTAACAGAATCAGTACTATGTAACGCTCATTTCGAAGTCTGATTTTCTTAATAACGCTTATCAATATTGATTTATATTAATTTCCTGTGTTTTTGACAGTTACATAAATCGAATGTTACACTCACGATTATTTTTATATTGTTTTTGATACATGCAAGAATGTTAAGACTTATCCCCATTTCTCGGTGTGGTTGATAGACTCTCTAACTTCTTGGATGTCCGATGGCTCTAGCATTATGTAAAGCATTGTTTCAGCTGCACTCTCATGCATCAGTAGCTTCTGCGTTGTCAGTAAGTCGTGCGTTTCATCCCAGTACCAACGCCCATATGATTTCCGCAAGCTATGACATGCGACCGGATATTCAATCTCTGCTTCTTTGGCCAATTGTTTAATTACACGCCAGGCTTGTTGTCGTGTGATTGGATAGCCTTTTAAGCCCTGTCTTGATTCAAAGATATATTCATTCATCTGAATGTTATATCGTTCAATATACTCTTTAACGGTGGCATACACGTCAGGATTCATATTGAACTGCTGGACCTTTCCAGTTTTCATTTCCTTACAAGTATATTGACCGCCGGCAATATCTCTAGGCGTTAACTCAATAAGCGTTTCAATTCTATTTCCTGTATTAACACCTAAGATCAGCAGAATGTAGTTTCTGTACCATACACGATACTTCCACGATTCAGGATTATGCTTATCACGATGATTAAGGCAGCATCTAACCATTTCGTCAAAGTCGCTCTTTATAAACGGTTTGACGATTTCTCTACCGTGCTTATCATCGGTCTTCCGAAGATAGCCTTTGGTCCGTTGCAATCTCCTAAGTTGTCTCATTGTCACCCCAATCTAGCGCCTGCCCACAGTCGTTACAAAATAATCCATCTTTTTCTACACACGAACTATGCGACACTGCTTTATCGCATATAGGGCAGTGCCCTGTATGTAGCAGAATGTGTGTTTTAAGGAGCGACATGATTGCTCTTTTCTTATTAACTGGTTTCGGTGTAGCACGTTCCACAAGTTCTTCTAACACTTCAAGATTTTTATCTTCGCAATGTCCTAATGTTTTAGGCTTTACTCGATTATGCATGGTGAAGTAAATGCTTGATAACGCTTCTGTATATTTGCTCATTCTTTCGTGCCTTCCTCTCTGCCTTCTTTGTCTAAAGTAATTTGAGTAATGTAGTAATTCACGTAGTCATCAGAATACCATTCACAACAGGATTCATATTCTTCTTTACTTAGTCCTGATTGTTCAAGCGTTATCTCTCCATCTTGTATCCTGCATGCAAGTTCTACATTTTTTGAGTATTCATCATTCTCTTTTTTCTTTCTATCCCTTAATTCTTGTGCCTTTTCTAAAGTTGTGAATGCTCCCAAGATGGTATCCCATTTATCTTCGTATTCACCGCCATATTCATGTACGATATAGATTTTCATAAGCCTAATTCCTCTACGGTGTATTCCTTGTACGCATGCATACCTTTATACATTGTTCCTTTTTTAAAACCAGGTAATACTAATGGGCTGTTATCTTCAACTATAATTCTTAACCATTCATAACCCTCATTGTTTTTTTGCTTAGTTATACTCCTAACATCTTTTCTAAACGGCTTTATCACTGCTGATAAATAAGCCTTTTCAACATCATCAAGAATTGGTGGTTTATATTCTTGTTCTAACCAATTAAAGAAGTCTGTTATTTTTTTAAAACCGTTATCTACTAAATAACTTCGTTTATAAACAATCTTGTTTTCGTAAAGTGCTTCAATTGTATGTGTGCATTGTGTTTCGGCTACTTTAATTACAATTTCATTAAGGATGTATTTTTCTTTATTCTTCATTGCCATTACCACTTCTCCACTTTCTGATGTAACGTTTCTACGCCATCATAATCATCAATTTCGTATTCCATACCATCTGGAATATCTACAACAACAAGTTTAGAAAAAGGACTGTTTGCCCTATCACCAAGTTCTTCAACAACTTCTATCAATACTGGATCTTCTCTATGATTGCTACACAATTCCAAAATATATTTTTCGGAATTATCATCATATAAATCAACATAGTCTCCAAAGTCTTTTGTAAAAGTAATAGTAAATATTGAACTACCCATATCTGTTTTTCTATATATTGGTTTGTCGTTTGTACATTCCAACTTATATACGAATATTTCTATACCTTTTTTCTTTGCATACAATTCATACGCTTTTTGCGATACACCAAAACCGCCATAACATTTATTTAATATAACTTTCATAGTCCTAAGTCCTTTAAAGAAACAATGCTTTCAATTTCTTCTTCGATATAATCATCGTTATACTCTGAATTAAGATGTCCATTTCCCCAATACGCAACAACATAATTTCCGTTTTTTAACTTTAGTAAGTAATCTTCATTCTCAATAAATGGAAATGGTTGTAATAATGTTTTTTCTTCTGTTGTATTAGTTGTTTTCTTCATATTTCCTCCACCAATCTAAATTTTTTAATATGCAATTGTTCTCTGTTAATCATGGTCCGTATGTTTCCATCTTTATCAACCGCGCAGCAGACTGTCTTCGGATTCTTATATGGTCCTCGTTTCTGGATATTTTCCATTATTCGCTCCGTTCTATTTGTGCTTTACTAACTATCTTCATAAAATCCTCGTAGCTATAATCTTGAAGATATGTTTTCAAAATATTGTACTGATTGATATTTGCTTCAACTTGTACTTGATAATTGTGTTCTGCAATATGAAGCATATCTATCAATTCATCTTTTGACTTTCGCTTTAGTGCTGTGTCGCTTGGAAATACAGTTCCTAAGCACCCTAACTTTTTAAGCATTTGGATCACCCCACATTCTCTTAAATGCCAACTTAGAACCATACTCGAAATTGAATTTATCTTCTTTCGAACACTTTGCATTCCCGTGTCTTACGCACTCTCCATCCGCGAAGTATGCAGCTGTGATGCGTCGCCCTTTTTTGATAATTCTGATTTCTTCTTCATCTGCATCATAGTCACCAGTTAATGACTTATATAAATTGCTAAATGCTTTTTGTAGAGCGTTAATTTCTTCTGCTAGATTTGCCATTTGTTACTTTTCTCCTTCCGTTTAATACTTTCTTTTCCCAGATTTCTGCTGCACTCCAAACTTCTTTTGGTGGATTCTGATTGTACTTCGCTCTAATCTGTACGATTTCTTTTTTACAAAATTCCATTGTGTATAAAGGTTTTTTTGGTGCTTCAGCATTTCTAATAAATACAATCGTTATTGTTCCAGAAGCATGTCTATCAACATACGTGCTAACGCAGTGATGCAACGCAGAGCCTTCATTGACTATGTCGCTAGCTTTTTTAGGTAAGACAAACTTAAGACCATTAATCTCCATTTCCATGTATTGTCTTGCTTTAACAAGTTCATCAAATTTATTTTTTAATTCTCTATCACGGTTTCGCTTAGCTTGTTCTTTCCTTTCTCGTTCTAGAGCATTGTATAGGTCAACAAGATGATCATGTGCTTGTCTAAGATTTCTAGGACATGCATTAGTATCGTTAATCGGAACATTACATTGCTCCATTAGTCTTAGATAGTCTATGTAGTATCTAAAATCTATCTGATTTTTAATAGCCCAATTCTGAAAGTGAATAATGCCAATACAGCTTGGTATCTTGTCAAAATTTACATGCGATATATATTTTTCTGCTCCAGGAACAGGCTTCCCATTTCGACCTCTGATTTTTTCATCTAGTATTATCTTTTCGAATCCAAAATCAGAATTCTTAATTTCATGCTTATGCTTTCTGAGCCACTTTTCATTCATGATTCTCATATCGCATTGTGTTGGCGAATACATAAGCTCATATACAATTTGGCGTGCATTAATCTTTTGCAAGAATTCAATTTCACGTCTATATTTATAAAATCTTCTAATATCCCATATATTTAAAGGTATATTCCACTCAATATACTTAAGTTCAGATTTTTGTTTCAGTTGATTATCAATATCATTCTCATACATAACAACTCCTGTATATGCACCGCCCATCGAATACTGTCTACACAGTCCAAATTGATATCTACCAGTCACAAAATAGTTTTGGCTGCATTGAATATGTTCATCATTTTCAAACAGTTCAAAGTTTACAAGCTCACAATCAATGTTTTGAATCCCACGATTGTATCTCGAATAAAATCCATAGGATTGTATCTCAATACGTTTTGGCGTACATAGAGTTATCGCAAAACATTTATAGCAATCATTGAAATCTATTCGTGTATTCTTATTCAATCTTTTTTTTATGACTTTACAGCCTTTTCGATTTGATGAAATTACTTTGTCTTTATTTGAAAAAATAATTGTTGGAATTTGTGAGTAGCACCAATCAAAGAATGATTTAGGAGGTTGTAGTCTTTTATTCACATAAAATTCAGCATCTCTCATATCTCGAATAAGCTGATTCTTTCGAAGTCAGACTTCTCCTTTGCTTTTGCTTTCTGGCTTACTCTAGTGGTGGTTTTAGGCTCTTCTTTCGCTTCATTAGTATTTACCCTTTGAATAGTCACATTCGCAGTAGCCTTTGCTTTAACGTTCTTTAAATCTGATTTAAAGTACTCTGCTGCCCAACCAAAGACAACGCTATCCGCAACTACTGCACAACCACCATCACGTTGATCAGAAGCTTTGTTTACGCAATATGTATATGCATTTGCAACTGTCTTTCCTTCTTTACATATGCATTCAAATAATTCATCGTCTTCCTGAATACATAACCAGTTATGTATTGCATCGACTGCGAATGTATGTTGTTTGCTCATCTCTTCATTCATCTTGGCCAATGCTCTCTTTTTAATTTCTGACATAATCAACCTTTCTAAATTTATTTTCGATTGTTTTTAACATGTATCCCTCAGGATTTAGAATCTTCTTTTCCATAGTCTGTTCTAATCCAAAAGCCTCACATGCTTGCATCCATATTTGATTTACATCGCTATCCGTACAATTATTCAAACCATAGATAATTGCAGGATCATCAATAGAAGCAAGCATTGATAGCAGCTTTTCTTTTGCTTGAAATATCTTATTAATAATTATCGAATCATCATTATACGGATTAAGCACTTCCACTTCCCTTTGAACAGGTTGAACTAGCAACATATTCCAACGATCTAAATCGACCGTTTCTCCTATATCATCATCAGTCATATCTAATCTAGTCATATCTAATCTAATAGGAGCGGAAATGCTAACATTTTTTGAGATATTGTCTACAATTCTTATATTTTTGTATTCATTCGGTGAAAAATTGACACACTGAAAACACTTTTCTATCTCTACAAATTTTGCACGTGCTTTGTATTGAAGAAAACGTTTTTGGATGGTAGCAGAAGTGAGCACCAGGAACTGGTTGTATATCTCGTTAGAGAACAATCCCCTTCTCAAACACTCCTCTACAATTTGCTCGACCTTCTTTTTATCCGCTCCAATTTCTCTTGCGAATAGGCACTTTGTGTCGTCGTCCCACTTGCAGTAATAGCCTTCATCTCGATAGATCATAGTCCAGAGCTTAACTAATATTGCATAGCCTGTCAGCCCAAAGCGTGCTTCAATGAGCCGAACATCTTTATCCATCTGTGTGTCAAGTAGGAATGATTTAATTCCTTTTGACATCTAGATATTCTCCTTTCTGTTGTTATAAAGCGGTCTATTGCAACCAATGCATTCAGCGTTAGACCAGTTCGCCTTTCTAATTTAATTTTGCATAGGTTGCAGCTAGTGATCGCGCTCCTGCAAGTACACGCAATACTTCTCGATAACTCAGCTCCTTCTTTTCTAAAATCCGGTATATCTGAGAAGCAGTGCGTTCGACAACAGCATCTCTTGCAGATTGATTTTCAAATTCTTCTAGTGTTAGTTGTTTCTTCATGTTTTTCTCCTATTAACAGTTCTAACTGTTTTTGTGTTTGATAAAATTTGCATTGTAATCGGTCGTTCTTTACTTCAAAAACCCTGTAACCAGCTTGTATTGGTGGACAACTTTGTGTTTCTTCATTCCACCTAGTACATCTTTTGCAGTCAAAGCATTGTCTAATCATGACAATCACTCATCTCATTTACTTTTCTTTGAAATTCATCCAGCTTTGATAACTCAAATTGCAATGCAGCTTCTGCCTTATCATCATCAAGAATCACAATCCCTTCAGTACTTACCCTTTTGGTTGGTAGCCCCTTTAATCTACGAAGCTTATCTCTGATTAACTCATTCATAAATCAATACCTACCAAGAATAAAAACGCTCTTACGAAAATGCATATAAACATTGCTATGAATGCCATTTCTTCAAGCGTGTTAATTACGTTCTTTTTTAATTTCATGTTTAACTCTCCATTTCTATTTGATATAATGAGAGTGATAGTTAAGGTCTATCACTTAAGCGCTCTTGTCTTGCTGGACGGCGCTTTTTTTAATTTGCGTATATACTTTGATTTTGTTCTCGTTTGATAAATCACAATTAGCATATTGATCCACGAACGAGTTAACGTCGGACTCTCTATAAATGTAATTTCTTCCAACCTTAATAAAATTGATTAATCCTGCACGCCTTAATCTACCGATATGTCTTGAATCACATCGAAGAAGTTGTGCAAGCTCTTCTTGTGTATAAAAGATATTCATTTTAATTCCTTTCTTTTTCGTTATGCTTGTTTTCCTTTTTTGTTTGTATATAATGCCCCTGAAAGGAGGTGAATAATATCGCTAGAGCTAATGTGAAAGTTGTTAGTCAATCTTCAACTGGATTGAATACAAAAGTATCTGTAAATGGTCGGATAATGACCAATAATCAAGCCTATAACCAAGCAAAGCAAGGCAAGATTAACGGATACAACGGTTCTATTTCATCAAATGGAAACAAGTACATCCGTTCAAATCCAGACAAGTCAACTAATAACAATTTAGAAAAGTAATTTTCTATAGAAACTCATTCATTGTTGGATGAGTTTTCTATTCCAAGTAATTTTCCATTTACAAATACTTTGTAACCATCTTGTGTGATACCAACAGAATCCTTCCCATCTGTATCTATACTTGTAATTAATTCATCATCCATATTTGCTACTTGTAATGTGATAGTTGAATTGTTTTTAATTACTTTTTTCCTTCTCGAAAAACAGAAGCACCATTTAAAGAAGTTGAACTGTATCCAAGCTTCTACAATGCAATTGCCATTTTCATCGATATATTTAGTGATGTAATGATGTAGCATATTCTTTTCTCCTTTCATTGCTATGATTCTAAAATCATTTGGTATAATCTTTAATAAGTGAGGTGCTTATGGAAATTTTTACTTTAGTAGTCGCACTAATCGGTGCAATAGGAACAGTTTCATCGTGGTTAATTAGTCTTTGGAATAATAGAGTTTCCTTAGATTTCCAACTATATGAAATTACCTATGCATTACCTACAAGTGCGCTTTTTTACGGTTCAATTACTAACAAGGCAAATTCATCTATTATCATTTCTGACATTATTCTAAAAACAGACAACAAAGAAATACATCTAGATAAGACACAATGCGTCGTTTTAACTGAGGTTAGAACACGGACTAATATGCCGACTGAAGAGTTCCGAACATACAATTCAAAATTTCCAGTCACTTTATCGCCTTATTCTTCTGAATCTTGTTATTTCCACTTTCGTGCAATTCCAAATACTCCTTTAAAGCTTGATAAACAGCTGAATTTTGAAATTTATACCAATCGTAAGGCGAAAATAAAATTTTCATTTGAACTTGATACAATTCCTGTACAGCATAGTATTCATTAACTTCATATTTCATGATTAATTTATACGGTTCCCCTTTCCTTGCTATGATTCTTGACAGTCATCAAATTGATAGATGTCATTAGGTGTAATTTTTAGTGCATTACAATAAATTTCTAATTCTTCAGCACTAATAACTCGACGCCCATTAAGGGTTTGACTAACTTTGTTCTCAGAAAATCCTGTCTTCTCAGCAATAACTCGTTGCTTGATTCCGATGTGTTCAATATAATTTTTTAGGCGCTCATTAACTTTCATTCTGTATCACCTCCTTTTTAGTACAGATTGTCTATGCAAAATCAATATAATACAGTATTATTGTGTAGTCAATATAAAAATACACAATTTCTATATTTTTATATTTACTTCACAGATTTTTTGTATTATTTTTTGCATAGGAGGATAAAAATATGGAATTAGCCAATAATTTAAAACAAGCAAGATTAGCCAAAAATATGAGCCAAGAAGAATTGGCCACCCTTATTGGTAAATCAAAAAATGTGATTTCTAACTGGGAACGCGGCGACAATAAGCCAGATGCAGATGTTATATTTACTCTCTGCGATATTTTGAATGTAGATGCTAATTATCTTCTCGGTCGGGAGAGAAATAATTCATTCTCAATTTCAATCACTGAACAATCTTTAATAAAAAAATACCGTAGCTTAGATAGCTACGGTAGAAAGGCTATTAATAATCTATTAGAGGTTGAATACGAGCGTTGTAATACAGTTATCGAAGAAGATATGCCGGCATACATTACAAAGCCTTATTACGCTGTAGGAGCGTCTGCAGGTAATGGCGAATATTTATTCGATGATCTTGATTGCACTGCAATCTCATTACCAGATACACCGCTTAACAATAAAGCAGATCTTGTCATTGCTGTTAGAGGTCATTCAATGGAGCCAACATATCAAGATGGAGATAAATTATTAGTGAAAGAGCAATCTGAATTAAATGTTGGTGATATCGGTGTATTCATCATCAATGGTGAGAGTTTTGTAAAGGAACTAGGAAAAGATAGATTAATATCACATAATAAGCAATATCAAGATATCCATTGCAACGACTATGACAATATGATTACAGTTGGAAAAGTAATTGGAAGTTTTTAATACAATTGAAGACAAAAGAGATGAAGTTTAGTTGATTATTTATGACAATGCTTTTGTAAACCCTCTCTACGATTATAATAAAAAGCTCCACCACGGGAATGGCAGAGCATAGCAGTATGCACACAACCAAGTGCTTTTACTATACCCAATTTTAACACGAAAGGAGCAATTTATGGAACAGATAGAAACATATTTAGCGGAAATTGAAGCTGCGTTGTACAAGATGTCACCTGTAGAGCGTGAGCATTTAATGGAAGTTCTGCACATTGCATTCCCAGAATATTTCAAAAAAGATTTTATGTCATAAAACAATTCAGAAAGGAAGGAAATAGTGAAAAAGGAAAAATATATTATCGAGCGTAAGAATAAAAAGAATCACTATCTGCAAGTATATATTAACTTCAAAGATGCTTCTGGTAAAAAACAAATCTATAACAGAAATATAAATGTAGCAGAATATGTTTCTCCAAAAGAAGCTATGCAAGCCGCAATTATTCTTCGCGATAACGCTTTGCGTGAAATAAATACAGGCACTCTAATTAAGCACGTTCCAACGGTTGAAGAATTGTACTATCAAACAAAGAAACTCTTCAATATCAGCATAAAAACGTGGAAAAGGCATGATATAACATATAGACATAGTGTAAAACCGTATGCTAATAGAGAAATAACATCTATTAAACCAATAGATATACAAGAATCAATCAATGAGAGTATCAATAATTATTCATTAGAAGCTACCCAGCGAGTTCTATCATTATGGAGACAGATTTATAAAGCAGCTGCAATGAATGATATTCTCGTTGCAGACAAAACAGTTGCAGTTACTATTCCTAAATCAAAAGCACCTGCTAAACAGCAGAAAAAGGTCCTTGTTAGTGATGAGGATTTCAAACAATTCATTGAATATCTAGAAGAAACATCAAAGTATGTACGTGATCCAATCGGAAGATTCCGGAGAACTCGCATCATCTACATGCTTAAGATTATGTTTTACACAGGTATTAGACCATCAGAATGCTTTGCTTTGACTAGGGATGATATAAATCTCATTACTAACGAAATCACGATAAATAAGGCTATAGGAAGCACGTTAGCAAAGACCAGACAAGTTATCTCAACTAAAACATCACAAAGTATCAGAACTATTCCTATTAGTGATAACTTAAAACCAATATTGCTAAAAATGTTTGATGAAATTAAGGAAGAACACCTTTTCTACGATCACGATGGATTGCCTTTTGAAACTTCGTTCTTAAGTCAATTTATATCTAGAATATCAAATCGGACTGGAATTAAATTTAATATGTATATGCTTAGACATAGAATGGCCACTGATTTAATCCAATCTAATACATCAGCACGTACAGTCCAGGACATTCTAGGTCATGCTACCTATAAGCAATCTGTAGGATATGCAAGAAGTAGTGATGAAGATAGAAAAACAGCGATTGATAGTAGAAAATTATCATAGNCTATGGCGCAGGAACAGACTTTTATATTTAATGTTTCAATAATGTCTTAACATGCTGATATAGTGCTATTTTATTAGGTTTTTTACTATTTACTGCAAATAACAATGTTGTCATAATGTGGCAAAATGCTGTATAGTTTCCGTAAAATTTCCGTAAAAATCGAATAAAATATTAAAAAACCCGCTATTTAAGCGAGTTTTTTAATTTATCTATGGCGCAGGAACAGGGATTTGAACCCTGGCACCGTGTTACCGATCTACAAGCTTTCCAAGCCTGCCCCTTCAACCGCTTGGGTATTCCTGCAAAGTTTTCATAGGACATGAACTATAATATCAATTATTATTCAAAAAATAAAGTATTATTGTAGAAATAATTTAATATTACACGTAAAATAAACGNAAAATTTCCGTAAAAATCTACTTTAGGATAATGACATACAAAAATAACCTACCCTCGCAATGAGAGTAGGCTTTAAATTACTTCATATCTTCTTCAGCAGTCTCGTTAGGTTCTACTTCTGGTAGACCAGCTAGAGATGTTCCAATTGACAAAATCGCAGCTAGAACAGATGTAGAACAAACTAACTTCCAATCAACCGCTCCGATTGTTGCTGTTGTTCCAATCGTTGCAACGAATGTCTGTGCTGCAGTTTTTAGTGCTCTTCTTGCTGCGGCTTTCGCCCATTTACTCCAATATTGTTTGTCTTTCATTTAGATACCCTTTCCCTTCTTTCTTCTACTTGTTTGATTCGTTCGGTTAGAAACGTTACGGATGTTTCTGTTTGAGCGAGTCTGTTTTCCAGAGACATAACGCGGTTGCTTACGTCTCTGGTTGTAGCTTTTAAATCCGTTATGCCTTCTTTTACGTAGGTTATGTTTGCATTCATCTTCCCTAACTCCTCGGCTAATTCTTTAGCCTGATCTTTATTCCCTTTATGGATTGTAGAATTAACGCTCCAAATTGTAGCAACTAGACCGCCGAGAGATACTAACAGGCTAAGATATACAGGATTAATTCCTTCTTGCATGAAGCCACCGCCTATCTAACTCGGATTGTTTTGCCTGGATAAATCAGATCCGGATTAGCAATTCCGTTAACCTCTGCTAACCATTGCCATGTAGTACCATAACGCACAGCAATTCCAGATAATGTATCACCTGGTTGAATGGTGTAATACTCTTCATCAGTATTGTTAGGTGTTGATACAGCTGAACCATTGATTACAATCTGTTGTCCAGGATAGATGAAGTTAGGATTTTCAATACCATTTAAGGCCGCTAACTGTTGATAAGTTGTACCAAAATTCTGAGCAATAGCGGATAGTGTATCACCTGGTTGAACAATGTATACATCTCCCTGAGAAACTGTAGGTGCTTCATATGGAGATGGTGTATATGTAGAAGGACGTTCTGCATTAACACCGGTACGATAGATACTAGGGTCAACAAAGATTACATTTTCGTCTAATGTTCCATAGTTAGAAGTGTATTGTTGGATTGTTCCGTATGCTGAAGTATCCACTGTATGGCTTCCATCATTGTTACCCCAAGCCGCTACCCACTTATCGTATGGATCACATTCAGGTGCAAGGTAGCCAAGCCATGATAGCGATGTATAAACGCCTGTGTAATATCCAGCTGAAGCAACAACGTCGCAGAATGCACGTGACATTGGAGCAATATTATCATGTGTAATATATACGCCGTTATTAACTTTATAGTGGTCTGCGTCCTCCATATCGAGCCATACGCCTAAGCCAATATCTACTCCATTGATAATAGATACGAATCTTTGAGCTTCTTCGATTGCCTGTGCTACGTTAAGAGCGTATGAATAGAAGTAAACGCCGATTGTGATTCCTAAACGTTGACACTCGGATACATGTCGTCTGAATGAATAGTCTTCACGGCTTGCGACACCAGCACGTAAGATAGCATACTTTCCGGCGTAAGGTGTGAAGTCAAAATTTGGTTGATGTTCGGAAACATCAGGTACATTGTAAATTCTCATTTTTCTTTGTCCTCTTTTCTATCTAAAAAGGCGGCCTTATTGGTCGCCTTAATAGCAAATATTTATTTTTCTTTGTAATAATCCCAGGCATTCCCGAAGCCTGGTTCATTACTCTTGTTATTATTGATGTTGGATATAAACACAATTCCACGTGCGATAACTAAGTCACCTTTTGAATAGGTTGTTTTATCATTCCACGGCTTTATTTCTTGCTTTTTCTTCAGCAAGTTTTCGTACAGTTTCTCTGATACATCAGGCGTTTTTGTTTCCTCTGCTGTAACATCTGATATAACGCTATACGGCACGTTTTTATAAGAAACCCTTTGCCCTTTTTTGTATCGTGTTCCAGCTACCCAAACATTCAGAAATGATATGTACTTCTTTACAACTTCAACGCTTGCCGTCTGTAAGCAATCATTGACTAATGGCTTCACATCATTAAAGTTTTTAGCATCAATGTCTTTTTGTGGTACATCAGACAAAATAAAAGAGATAGTATAACTATCATCACTTTTAGAAAACGTCATTGGCTCAGTGTACATTTTGTGTGTGATATTCTCGTCATCAAAACTTATTTCATGTATAACACCAACTTCAAAACTATCAATTAGTGGCTTTAGGTTTTCAAACACCTTACGTTGAAATGTAACAACGCTTTTATTGCCACTTGGAATTTCAGTAAATTTTAAACCATCTATAAGCATTATTTCCCTTTCTATGCAGACTTAACAAACAGTCC